TAACCGCCTCCGTCCATATTAAGACTATACGCACCAGACGCTTGGTTTAACGTCAATAAACTTGAAGGAGTCGCCGTACCAATGCCCACCTTATCAGTGTATCCAGCCGCATTAGCCACCAGCGTCGTGGTGTCCACTGCTAACGCGCCGGTAACAACAGCGGATGCCAGCGTCGAAACACCAGTCACACCCAGCGTCGTACCCACCGTAGCCGCGCCGGTGATGGTGGCGGAGGCGAGGTTTGCCACACCACCGGATTGTAGGATCTGGTTGCTAGTGATCTTCTTCGTGGTGCCCGATGCAGCCATCGACGTATCCGAGATGTCGACAATCGGCAGCACGTCTGCCGCGGGATCGACGGTGGCGATTGCTGCCAAGGCCGTAATTTTCGTGTCTGCCATAAATGTTTAGTTTGCTTGGATGATGAGTTTGCCTGTGTCCTCTTGGAGCAGGAAGTCCCCGTTCTCCAAGTCTAAAGAGTCGAAAGTGCCGAAAGTGATGACGATCTTGTCGATGCCGTCCTCCAGGAGAACGAAGAAGTCATCCTCCTGCAGCAGGTCGCGCCGGATGATAGGCAGGTCGGCGCCGCCGCCAGCCCCACCGAGGGCTTGCTGCACGCCGAGTCCTAGTCCTAGGCCGAGACGCATTTTAGACCCACTTGCGGTTGTAGGCGATGATCGCCCCGGAGGATACAGCCACCGAGGTGAAGACGCCCGAGATCGAGTCGCCGGCCTGAATGGTCACGCCGGATGGGAAGTTGGTGATGTTGGATGTGATGGCTCCGAGGATGGTCGTGGCGACGGCATGGATCTCCATGTAGTTGCCGGTCACAGTGCCCGCGGAGGCGTCGATGTACCGGCCACCGTATTCGCCGGCCAGTTGGCGGTTAGATCCGACATTCATAGAGTGAACTTCTGACTACTGCGTTTTGTGCCACCGCTCCATCCAACCTGCAAGCGTGTAGCCCCGCAGCGCACTCGCACCTCGGGGTTATCCCGCTCAACCTCGTTCAAAAATTGGGAATCCTTCCAACAGTCGTATCCAAGTTTGGCTCCCCAGGCGTGGTAGAGTGTCGGGTCGATGCGCATACGGAGTCGGCCGATGCCGTCGATGCTGCGACGGTCAACCTGCGAGTCCTTGGCGATGCGTTGCTGATGGATGCCGGCCTTCACCCACTCCTTAGAGATCCCGGATTGGAACTCTTTGATGACGGCGCGGCGCAGTTCGCCGGGTAGGTCGTCGAGAGCGTTGGCGATGACGGACGTTACGGAATTGTGAGCCATGAGAAAGGAAAGAGGGGGAGGCCCGGAATGGACCTCCCCTGTTGTAGACTGATTAGGCGCCGTTGAAGAAGCCAAACCCGCTCGGATTCTTCACAACGAGGCCGGCAATGGCCTCAACGAGGCGGGCAGGGCCGCCGCCGGAATCCGGCAGATTCTTAACCTGAGGGAGTTTGGCGTAGCGCACCTCGACCATGTCCATCGGGATCACGTAGCCCTTGGTGGGTGTGGCAGTCAACGTGGTGCCAGGAGTGGACCCGATAAATTGGGTCGGATGTAAAATTAGCCGTCCAAAATCTCCTTCAAAAACATCGATGGACGCCTTGAAAGTGTCGGCACCGAGATCCTGGTTGAAGGTGCGGACGCTGGTAGCGGCAACACCAGTGTTGGGGGTAGTGACAACGACACTTCCCGAGGCCGTCAGGTTGGTGAACGCACGCTTGAGCGTGGAACCCAAGATACAGTCGTAGTCGCGGAAGGTACCGGTGGCGCTGTAGATAGCGGTCAGCACGTTCTGGGCAGTGGCTTCAACGAAGGAAGCCGCGGCAGTACTGTCAATCGCGCCGGAGGCCGGCTTGAAAGGCGAACCAGCGGCACAGGCACCGATGTTTGCGGAATTGTCGGCGTTCAGCCAGTTACCAAGTGAACCGGTGCGGTAGGCGTTACCACCAACACCCGTGTCCATCTGGGAGGGTTGGTTGGTACACATGAAGGTCGACTCCATGTCGCGCTTGATCTCAACGAGCTTCTTAGCGATGCCGTTGGCCAACTCATCCGTCACACCAGCGACTTCCTGGGTCTCGGCAATAAAGCCGATGCGCAGGTCTCGGCGGAAGGCCTGGCCGAAGTTGTTCAGACGGGTCCGATTGACCACCGGGTTGGAGGCGTTGGCGACGGTCACGTCAGTGCCGTCCGGTACGCCACCGAGGACAGGGACGCCGTAATTGTCGACCTGCCAAGAGAACTGCATATTCCCGATGTCCTTGCCTTTGGGGGCCATGGACACGAACGGGGTCGACTTGGCGTCGACGATGGCGATGTAGTCCGCCAGATCTTCACGAGCGGCGGAAGTTGAAGCGAGCGCGGAAGAGCCGCCTTGGTTTGGTTGTAGCAGGGGCATGGTTTAGAGCATCCTTTTGAGTACTTGGGCTAATTCGATGGTCGACCCAGACCTAGTGAACTTCGACTTGGCAGCATCCAGACCGACCTTGGCCGCATCCTTCTTTGCAGGGATTGCGGTGGGTCGACCAGGCTGACTGGGTGCCTTGACCAGTGGGCGGGTGGCAGATGGCTTGCCCTTGGCGGACTCCTGAGCCAGACGCAACTTGCGCCCGGCAATGAAGTCACCGACCAGCACCTGGTACTCCGGCAGTGAGGCAATCTGCGGCAATTGCCGCAGGACGGCCTGCGCCTCGGTGTACTCGGCAGCCGAACGGTCTTTCCACCATGGGTAGAGCGTCTCGGCGATAGGCTTGATCTGCTGGTAGTTCTGCAGGAAGCGGGCTCTGGATGGGATGTGCAGGTCTATGGCGTCTTCTACACGCCGTTTGATCTGCTTCACATCGTCTGAGCTGTACTCCTTGCCCTCTACTTCACAGCCATCAATATTGTCCTCGCACCACCGCTTCAAATTCCGGGCTTTGCTCCACTCATCGTTGAGTTTCGACACTTCCCAGACATCCGAAAACGGGTCTGCAGCGGACTGCATTGAGGTTGGCCTGTCGTTGGTCTGCTCCAGCTTGGTCTTGGCGTCGTTGAGCTCCCGCTCGAGCGACTCGGCCTTCTCCAGCGCCTCTTTCTTCTGGCGCGTGAGCTTGTCGATGCGTTTGCGGTAACCCAGCGAATCCTCGTCGCTGTTCTCTTCGGTCTCGGAAAGAACCTCCTGCTCAGGCGACTCGGCCTGAGCGTCCGTTTGTTCTGCGGTCGGCTCCGCATCCTCGGCCTGATCGTCCACGGAAGTGGCTTCCGGCTCCGGCGCTTGTCGCTCGACGGCTGACGCCTTGTCTTCCTCCCCGCTGAATCGTGTCTTCAGTAGCTTGGCCAACGCCGATTCGTCGAACTGCATCGGGTTGATTGGGGGCTGTGCCGTGTTTTGGGCAGGTTTCGCTTCCTGTGTATTCGTCGGGATGTCCATGCTTTTAGACCCTGCAAGCCGGGTGTGCTGCAACCATGGTTGTTAAGGCCAACCAAGAAGCCGTTGTGTGAGTGAGAGCCTAGAACTGACCAGAAGTCAATTCCCTCCCGTTTCTTAACGCACTTATTTGTGCGATGAGATCCTTGATCGCGGCTGCCCGGCCTGCGTTGTAGGCACGGTCCTCCGCGGAAAGTGATGGGAGGATGGCCATTAGCACCTCGTCCCGTAGCGTGTCGTCGATGACCTGGCCCATGGCCTTGAGCACCGGGTGCTCCTCGGACACTGAGAGAGCCTCCGAGAGTTGTTCGTCGGTCAGTTTCATTGTTAGACTCCGAGGCGGCCGGTGATGGCGTTCTGCTGCTGCTGGACGCTGAACTGCAGGTTCTCAATGTACTTCTGCAGGTTGGCCTGGAAGAGCGGGTCCTGCTGAAGCTGGGCCTGATATTTCGGGTTGGATTGCAGGACTTGCTGGCTGAATTGCAGGCGCATGGGCGCGGTGGGGTCGTTCTCGCGGAGCTGCGGCGGGTTGCCGAGGGACATAAGCGCGATCTCGTCGTTGGTCTCGTTGAACATCTTCTGCGCGGCAGGGCCCTGCTGCATCACCAGCTCGCTTGCCAGGTTGGGATCAATGGCCCGGAGGGCGACAGAGATCAGCTTGGCCCGGTCGATGACGCCGGCGGTGTCGAGAGGCAGGACAAGGGTACTGATGGCTTTGAGCTTCTCGGTGACCAGGTCGGTGCTCATCTCGCGGACGTCAAACTTGAGCATCACGTCGAAGTCCTGGATGTCGGGCGGGAGCGGCGTGGCCGAGGCCGTGATGCGCTGGATCTCGGCAGGGCCGATGTATTGCAGGGTGAGGGCCAGCACCTGGCGGAACGCCTCGGTCCAGCCGTGCAGCCAGTTGTTGATCAGGCGCTGCTGGCGCATCTGGGTGATCACCGGGGGGACTTTCTCGGTCGGGCGGCCAAAGTAGCGGTCGGTCTGGGCCTCGATGGCTGCGATAAGCTGGAAGGCTACACCGGGCTCGCGGGCGGGCGGTTGCAGGAAGCCGATCTCGCCGCGGCGAAGGACAGGGATCTGGACGGCAGGGCCGATCTTTAGGTTGCCGCCGCGGGTTTTGGGGACCTCGATGGGCGGCAGGGTGGCCAGGGACGTGTAGTCGAAGATCGAGTCGCGCTGGGCCTTCACCTCGTGCTGCCAGGTGGAGCAAACCTCGGGCACGCCGCGGCTCTCGGTGATCTGGCGGTGGATGAGCTCTGAGCGCCAGATAACGAAGGGATACTGCCCGTGCGCGTAGTCCAACAAGTCGAAGTAGCCCCACTTGTCGCCGACCTGGGGGCTGAAGACGGTGTAGAACACGCCCGGTATGCCGTCGGAGTCGATGGATTTCTGGTAGGCGTAGCAGACTTCTATGAGGTTCTCGCGGTCGAGGATGGAGTTCTCGGCCAGGCCGACGGCGGCGTAGGTATAGGCCGAGTAGTCGCTGAAGCGGCCCATCGTGTTGATCGCTTCCTGAGCCCATTCGGCGTCCCACTTCTCGGTCTCGACCTTGTTCAGGAGCTGGGCCTCGGTCATGTAGAACCGGCGGAAGACCACTCGGGCGGACTGGATGTCGGTGGTCTCGGGCGGGAACACCAGCTCGTCGTAGGGCGCCAGGGCTGCGACCATGGGCTTGTTGGTGACCATCGTGGGGATTGGGAACTCGCACTCGCCCTCGGTGCGCAGGTCGCGGATGGCCTTGAGGGCCCGGCGTTTGCGGAGGTTGGGGAAGGCCGAAAGAAGGAGCTCCGCGGATTGGTCGTCGGCCTCGGGGTTGGCGATGAGATTGGGCAGGTCGGCCAGGATGGAGTCCACGGGGGATTGGGCGGCCAGGGCCATGATCTGGTCCATGGTCAGGTACTGCTCGCGCTGTCCCATCTCCTGCTGCCAGGTGACGTGGACGCCGGCCCATCCGTAGGTCCAGAGGTACTGGGAGAGTAGCTCGACCTCGCGGGTAAGGTCGTTGTACATCTTCGCGTTGACCGTCCAGTCCATCAGGTTGTGCGCGGTGACGGCCTGGTCGAGCTGGCTGATGTTGGTGGGCGATACGCGGAGCATCGAGCGCCAGAAGGAGGTACTGCAGAGGTCCACGAGGCCGTTGATCACCTCGTCGGCCAGCGGGATACGCGTGTCGGAGGCTCCGTCCCAGGGGAAAGCCGGCTTGTTACGGTTGGCATCATTCCACTTCTTGCCATCGTCTGTCTGTCCAGGCCAGCGGCAGTAGCGCACATTCTCGGCATTCTCGACACGGGCGAAGACGCCGTAGTCGGTGGCCGAGCGCCGCAGCTCCTCGGTCAATGCGCTGACATTGGGCTCGTCGCCGACCCGTGCCATCACGTCGGTTGCCTGCTTGTAGGAATCTCCTTGCATAGTCAAATGGTTTAGTATCCGCCGCCGCCGCGGCAATCAAAGCCCCCATGGCCCACAAACGCAAGACTGGAGACCAAAAGCATCCCCAGGCAGTCGATGGGGTCCTTAGTGCAGCCCTTCTGCCCGTCGCGGCCGGTGTGCTCGGAGAGTGCGTAGGAAAGGTTGGCGCAGTCGTCGGTGATATAGAGGGATGGCTCGTTGAGCGGGGTGAGCGGCTGGGTGGCGTCGTAGGATAGGAGGTTGTTGATCGCGGAGGTGCGCTGGTCGACGGGCACGCCGGGTGCGGGTACAAAGGCCATGGGCTCGTTTAGCGGGTTTTCGGACTCGGCCAGGAGGTCGATCAGGGTCGTGCCGCCGGCCTCGGAGAGTGCGGGGGAACCGCCGGCCTTGGGGTCGATCAGGCGCATTACGGGCTCGCCGTAGCCGAGATCGGACTCGATTTGGCGGAAGAGGGCTCGGTACTCGGAGATGGAACGGCCGGCGTCTAGGGTTTGGGCGGGACCGAACTTGCCGTCGGGCTTCTCGGAGGGCAGCGCCCACTCGCCATAGTTACTGAAGTCCGGGAACTCGCGGACTACGATGCGCTTGCCGTCCTCGTACACCAGGAGCCAAAGGCAGAACCAATTCCGGGCGCCCGCCGGGTCGCACACCATGTACAGGGTGCCGCCGGAGGGCACCTTGGATGATGGGATGCAGTGGATATCGGGTCTGAAACGGGCGAAGGCCTTGCCGATGTTGTCCGAGGCCCAGCCGTAGGCACGGGTCAGGACCTGGCCCATGGGCGAGGTGACTAACTTGCTCTTCATCTCGTCGAATGGGTTGTACGGGTTGTCCTCCGAGAAGAAGAACACGGTGCGACGGTTGGTCTGGGGCTGCACCATGGTGCGGGCACATTTACCAACGGGCCACGCGGGCAGCGCTTGCTTGCCCTTGATGAGCTCGGCGTCGTCGAAGCGTGTGATGGCAGAGCCGGCGGTGAACTCCTTGTAGACACTGGCAACGCCTTCGAGGGGGGTTTGGGTCACGAGGAGCTTGCCGCGGCGCGTGATCAGACGGTAGCGCAGTGTGTCCACCCAGGACTGCGGAACAAGCTCGTCACACCAGATCATGTCGGCCTCGCGTCCCTCAATGGTGTTCTCGGACTGGGTGTAGTTTAGGAAGTCACAGCGGCTGCCGTTGGGTAGGATGAATGAGCCGTCGGTAAAGCCATTTTTGCGACTGTAGTTCAGGTAGTGAATACGGCCCTTCTTGGTGGCCCGGAGTGCGACGGGCAGGTAGTTGTAGATGGCGGGCTGCTGGACGGTGACCGAGGTGGCGTGTGATGTGTGGCAGCATAGCACGCTGGCGTTTTCCTTCTCGAGGAGGGTTTGCACCACGCGGCGTGCGGCCCACAGGGTTTTACCGGCGCGGTTGCCGCCGGAGATGAGGAGCTCCTGGGTGGCCTGGAACTCGGTGTTGGCGATCTCCCAGTGGTCGGGGATAAAGCCGTAGGTGTACGGGTCTGCCTTTTCAAGTAGCACGAGCTGGGTGCGCTTCTGCTTGAGTTCGAGTGCGCGGGGGTGCGAGGCGTCGACCCGGGGGATGACGGGGTGCAGGGGTTGCTCGTTCCACCAGCCGGTGTTGCAGGCGTCGGAGCAGAAGCGCTTCTGCTTGGGGCCTTCGCGGACCTTGATGATCTCGAAGGGCTTGGAGCAGGTGAGGCAAAGTGGTTGGCTCATTTATCAATATTTTTCGTTTTGGGGAACCCGTCGACTTTTACCGTCGCCGCGGAATGCCCGACCCCCTCCCCCCGGGGGCCCGGGCGGCCTGGTGTCTGCCTTGTGTAACGGGGTAGGACATTGGCCTTTCGAGTGGGTGCTAATGTGCGTTTGACCCAATGTTTACGGGCTATTGCTGCGTGATTTTGTGTCGAAGTGAATATAACTGCTATTGTAGGCATGAGTGCCAGAAACAGGCCTAAAAGCGTGGTTTTCAGTGGTGCTGCCGCGGTAGGGGTAGGACATTTTGGGCCACTACCTAAATCAGGTCGGGCGTCTGCTCGTCGTTCACGGTGGTCACATTGCGCTCTTTCAGGTCCTTCATAAGGTCCCGATGGCTCACAGAGGCCGTCATTGCGAGATGAATGCTGGTGGGCTGGCCTTTGATATTAGCCAGCTTGTCGGTTAGCACAGCTACTGATACGGGTAAACTGCGGTCATCAATAAAAGCCATTGATTCCTGAGCCAATCTTCTTGTCCCTTTCCATATTGCGACCTCTAGGAACCCTGTGACGTCTTTCCGCCAGTCTTCCTCATTCTCTGGATAATCCACCGGCACCTTGACCCCTCTGATGTACTTGAAGGCGGTGTGCTCGCTCAGTCCTGTTTCTGCAGCAATGGTGGCAAGTGACTTGTTGGCCACGATACCCTCCATAATCTTGTCAGCCTTGTCTTGGTCCAGCTTAGAGTTTGGGTGCTGGTTGGTCGGTGGCTTGACGTAACCAACCTCTTCTGCGGCCTTCCTGATCTTGTCTTTGAACTCTTTGGGCAGCTTGGGGTCATCACGCAGTGCCCACGTTACGCGGTTTCTGTCTGTCCCGGCTTTTGCCGCCACATCATTCAGTGACGCCCTTGTCTTCTTACCCGGCATAAGGCGCAAAGCTAAAGGGGAACTCTCCCCAGTGGTTGAGTTGCTTCTTGGGCTTCATGGAATAGTGCTGCACTCCGGCCAGGGTCATCCTGACTGCGGCAGCGTAATCCTCACTGAGATACTCGAGTTTGCCGGGCATGGATTCCATGGCGAACGGCATCCATAAGGTCGGGAAGCGCTCGACGCGCACATCGTCGCACCAATCGATCCTGTATGGGTTCTGCACTGTTGACCCTTCCAGCGCTTCAAGTGTCGCCAGAAGGCATTTACGGGGGATTGCGAGGCATCCCGATGCGAACATCTTAATCGGCACCAGTTCCGCTGCGCACTCAGCGTCATTCACCTGGTGCTTCAGGGCCTGCAGGTGCTCCACCTTCGGACGTAGGGCCGGCCTGGCGGGCAGTGAGCGGCAAGAGTAGGGGATGCAGACCGTTGCCTGGTGTTTATGGGCCAACTCGGCCATGCGGACTACATCGGCCGCGGCGAACTCAATGTCGTGGTCTAGTTGGACCCAGACGTCCTTGCCAGAGTCGAGGAACCACTTCGTGGCACGGCACCGGGACCGGCTAATGAGGGCATCCTCCCGGATGGTGCGCAGATCGGTCTGCCTGTCCGAGCGGGCGAACGTGGCCGTCAAGTCGACCCAGGACATCATGCACGCAGCACTGATGCCGCCGTAGGCGTACATTGAGACATGGATTGAAGGCCTGGTGCCTGCCTGGGTTATGCCTTGCACCTTGCTGGTCGGCTGCGGTGCGTAAATGAATGGATCTTCCATCTGTGGGGATTCTGCATTGGTTGCGGTCATGGTTCAATGTCCTTCCGTTGGCTTGCGAGGTAGAGCTCGTGGCCCTTGGTGATGAGGTAAACCACACTGCCTCGGGG